TCTGGATGTGCTAGTATCAAGGAAATGATTCCTAGTTTTCAGGATCCTAATCAGTCAGCTAAGATTATTGATGTGCGTCAAAGTGTTGCACAGTTAGATTGCAAACAACCACATGCACCACAAGTTAAGCAGATTAAAGATAACCTACAATGGTTTGAGCTGTATAGTACTAGCAAAGGCGAAAGACAAAAAGATGTATTACGTTTAATCAAGCCAATGCAAGAAACAGTAGATGATTTTTACAAGCGCAGTACAAGTGAAAAGCAAGGGTCAGATGCCTATTGCGAGATTAAGAAAAAGTTAATGACTACACAGGCTGAACGTGCGGCTAGTGCAGTACTAGGGAGATTCTAATGAACGAACTTATGCAATGTATTAACTCAGGTAAAGGTTGGGCGGCTGAACGTGCTAATACAGCATATCAGATTGGACAAGCATTAGAAACAGGTCAAATTAGCTCAACTGAGGCTAGGGAACTATTAGAAGACTTAGTTAGAACAGATAGATTAGATGCAGAAGCAGACGATATGGCTCTTAAAGCTATGTTAGTTACGGGCATCTATGCAGTTATACAGATATGTGGGTAATATGGAACAGTTAATCAACGCATTAAAAATAGCCTTTGCCAGCGAATACGCATTTGCACTGAAGGCGCAGAACTTTCATTGGAACACAGAAGGCCCAGATTTCCTCGAGTTCCATACATTGTTTGAAACAATCTATGACGAAGTTTATGGAAGTATAGATGCGTTTGCAGAAAACATTCGTAAGAGCGGTGCATACACTCCTGCTAGCTTGTCTAGATTTAGTATGCTAACAGTAGTTGAAGATGAAAATCAAGTTATTGATCCGAGAGCAATGACTGCCGAACTATTAGCAGACAGTGATAAACTAGCACAGCTAATGGCAATGGTTTACAAAATGGCCGATGGTTCTGGAGAGTACGGATTATCAAACTTCCTAGCTGAACGTCAAGACGCACATCGCAAACACAGTTGGTTTCTACGTTCTACACTAAAATGAGAGAAAATGAATATCCAGTCTATCCAGAAGACGACGGTACTGATCGTCCTCGCAACCCTTACAGCCCTGTATAAAGGATTGGCCTTGTTTGGTGCTGGCTTAGGTGGATTGCCTTTAACATTAGATGAGATTGATAGCATATGAGAGCAAATGAATTTATAACCGAGATTAAGAAAGGTCAGAAAGACTCAAACGGCAATACTAAATGTTGGAGTGGATATCATGCGGCTGGTACAAAGAAAGGCAAGAATGGTAAGCCAGTAAGAAATTGTGTGCCCAATGAAAGCCTAGAACTATCTGAAGAGTTTGATCTTATTGAGTCAATAATATTAGATCTAGCTGAACGCAATCAAGTTGACGAAGATGCAGTCTGGGAAGATTTAGAAAGTCTTACAGACGATGAGCTGTATGTGTTTGCTGTTACATCGGAGCCCATCAATGAAGATTGGCAAAAAGCCAACAAGCGAGATAAAACTGACGGCATGAGTCAGAAGGCTGTCAATTCTTATCGCAGAGAAAATCCCGGTTCAAAGTTAAAGACTGCTGTAACTACTAAGCCTAGCAAGTTAAAGAAAGGTAGTAAAGCCAGCAAGCGCCGATCAAGCTACTGTTCTAGATCAGCTGGCCAACAGAAAATGCACAATATCAGCTGTGCTAAAACTCCGGACAAGGCAATCTGTAAAGCACGACGACGCTGGAACTGCTGATGCGAGCAAAAGAGTTTCAACCAAGTAAGTTAGTCATATTTGATATTGACGATACACTTGTGCATACACAGACTAAAGTCCACGTGGTTAAAGATGGCAAGGTTGTAAAAAATCTTAATAGTCACGAGTTTACGCACTACAAACTACAATCCGGCGAACAGTTTGATTTTGAAAACTTTCGTAACGCACACGACTTCTTCCATAACAGCAAGCCTATTATTCCCATGATGAATCAACTCAAACAGGATATTGCCACTGGTAACAAGGTAGTAATGGTAACTGCCCGTGCTGACTTTGATGACCGTGAGCTGTTCTTAGATACATTCCGCAAGTATGGTGTAGACATGGGTAAAGTACATGTATATCGTGCTGGCAACATGACGCAGAAAGTTCAAACAGAAGAAAAGAAAAAGATTATTATACGTAACTTGCTAGACAAGGGCAACTATACCAAAGCAATCATGTATGATGACGCAGTGCCTAACTTAGAATCATTCGTAGAACTCAAAGAAGAATATCCAAAAACTAAGTTTTATGCATGGCATGTTAGTCTAGAGGGCGAGGCTAGCGAATATAAGCGTACAGATGAAAACTTTGCTGATGGCCGTAATCCACAAGACAAAGGTGATAGTAAACGACATGGTATCAATACTAAAGCGTCAGTAAGTAGTCTACGTAAGACTGCCAAACAAGGCGGCCGCAAAGGCCAACTAGCACATTGGTTAGCTAATATGAAAGCGGGCAAAGCAAAGAAACATTAAAGAACACACCTTAGGACCGGTACTTGTTACCGATAGTGTGCGCCGGCTGCTGGCGCGGGACGGCTGAATTCGCTACTCAGAATCTCGAAAGTGAGCATTTTTTACGGATAAATAGTATTATGAAGATAAACGAACTGTTAACAGAAGCACCAATCGACTTTGATCCTAGTGAGCCAATGAATCCGTTGGTGCATAGTCATCAGGGAGCTAATCCAGGTAAGCTACAGTTTCGTATGTTACGTGCGGCGGGCCAGTTGAAGGATCTTGCTAAGAGAGCAGAAAACGCTGGTCCTTTAGAATGGGAAACAATTTCCAAAAACTTTTCAGAACTAGCAATGAACGTTGAACAGATTAAACATGGTCTAGAAGAACTTGCCGCACAACGTAAAAAAGGTGGCGTCCGTTCAAGAGGCATCGATCCAAACATTGGATAAAATATAGTTGACATTGTCAACACAAGGCTATATAATAAGGCATTACTAAGGAGAAGTTATGGGCGCACGTACCTATGGACCAGAAGAAAAGGCCAAACTAGAAAGACTTATCAACGAAGGCGTACAGATCAAATATGAACTAGACAGCCTGTCAGAAGGACTCAAAGAAACTGTTAAAGCAGTTGCCGAAGAGTTAGAAATTAAACCCTCACTAATCAATAAAGCTATTTCCATTGCCCACAAAGGTAACTGGAATGACGTATTCAGCGACTTTGACGATCTTGAAACGCTAATTGTGACTGTAGGCAAGGATAAATGATCGACACTGTGTTCGGACCAACTATACAATGGATCAAAGATGATTGGCGTAGTAATAAGTTTCGTTTTACTATTGAGTTGCTTGCCTGGGCTGTTAGCATTGGGTGTAGTATTACTATGGCAATCACCGTCCCAAATCCCCCTTTACTTGCGCTGTACCCTATTTGGATTGCTGGCTGTGCCATGTATGCTTGGGCTAGTTGGACTAGGAAATCTTTTGGCATGTTGGCTAACTATCTACTGTTGACCACTATTGATAGCATTGGTCTAATTAGGATGCTAAGTAATTAAGAGAAAGGTTTAGTCAGCCATAAATGACTACATTGGTATTTGTCAGCCCTAAATGACATAAGGAGAAATATGAGCTATGTAGATGCTCTCTTTGACAGAGAAAACGACACTATTAAAGTCGTTGAAAGAAACACCAAAGGCGAACGGGTCTATAAAGAACACCCTGTGCGCTACACATTTTACTATCCGGATCAGCGTGGCAAGTTCACAAGTATTTACGGTGACTCACTCGCTAAGGTAGTATGCAAGAACACTAAAGACTTCCGTAAAGAAGTTTCTATTGCTTCAAATAAAGAACTGTACGAAAGCGATATCAATCCAATCTTTGTACACTTATCTGAAAACTATTTAAATCAAGACGCACCTAAACTAAACATCTGCTTCTTTGACATTGAGGTAGACTTTGATCCAGAACGTGGCTATAGCACTCCAGAAGATGCTTTCATGCCGATCACTGCGATTACTGTTTATCTAAAGTGGATGAAAAAGTTGATCACGTTAGCTATGCCTCCTAAGGGCATGAAAATGGAAGATGCTGTTAAACTGGTTTCTGATATTCCAGATACACACTTGTTTGACAACGAAGGTGACATGTTGGAAACATTCTTAGATCTAATCCAAGATGCTGATATTATCAGCGGATGGAATTCAGAAGGCTATGATGTACCCTATACTGTTAATCGTGTTACTCGTGTATTAAGTAAAGAAGATACTAAACGTTTCTGCCTATGGGGACAGTTACCCAAGAAACGTGAATATGAAAAATACGGGAAGCAGGCTGTTACATATGACTTTCACGGTCGTGTACACTTGGACAGTCTTGAACTATATCGCAAATATACATATGAAGAACGTCATACATACCGATTAGATGCCATTGGAGAAATGGAAGTAGGCGAAAACAAAACCGTTTACGAAGGTACACTGGATCAGTTGTACAACAATGACTTCCACAAGTTTATTATCTATAATAGACAAGATACCTTACTGCTAAACAAACTAGACGACAAACTAAAGTTTATTGACCTTGCTAATACACTGGCACATGAGTGTACTGTATTGCTACAGACCACCATGGGTGCTGTGGCGGTAACTGAGCAGGCTATCATTAACGAATGTCATCGCAGAGGATTCCAAGTTCCTAATAGACAAAAGCGCGATGAAGATGCAGACAACAGTGCGGCCGGTGCGTATGTAGCATATCCCAAAGAGGGCATTCACGAATGGATTGGATCTCTAGATATTAACAGTCTTTATCCCTCAGCTATTCGTGCGCTTAACATGGGGCCGGAAACTATTGTTGGACAGTTACGTCAAACTGAAACAGATAACTTTGTTCACGAACAAATGACACTTAAGAAGAAGTCATTTGCCGCAAGTTGGGAAGGCATGTTTGGCTCGTTAGAATATCAGCACGTAATGGAACAACGCATTGACAAAACTATCACTATCGATTGGGAAGATGGTAATAGCACAGAGCATTCCGCCGCAGAAGTCTACAAGTTAATCTTTGACAGCAATCAACCTTGGATGATTTCCGCTAATGGAACTATCTTTACCTACGAGAAGGAAGGTATCATTCCCGGCTTGTTAAAACGTTGGTATGCTGAACGTAAAGAAATGCAGGCCAAACTCAAAGACTGTATCAAAGCAGAAAACAAAGTAGAAGAAGAATATTGGGATAAAAGACAGCTGGTTAAGAAGATTAACCTAAATAGTCTATATGGTGCTATCCTTAACGCTGGTTGCAGATTCTTTGACAAGCGTATTGGACAGTCAACTACCTTAACAGGACGACAGATTGTTAAACATATGGCCGGTAAAGTAAACGAGATTATTACAGGTGATTTTGACTATCGTGGTAAGGCTATTATCTACGGTGATACTGACAGTTGTTATTTTTCTGGATATACCACACTAAAGAAAGATATCGATGCAGGACATATTCCGTGGACTAAGGAAAATGTTATTGCATTATATGACCAGGTTGGAGATGAAGTTAATAAAACATTCCCAGGGTTTATGCTCGATGCATTCCATTGTCCCAATAGTCGCGGGGAAGTTATCAAAGCTGGGCGTGAAATTGTTGCTATTAAAGGTCTATTCATTACTAAGAAACGCTATGCGGTTCTCTATTACGATAAAGAGGGCAAGCGTAGTGATGTTGATGGCAAACCGGGCAAGATTAAAGCTATGGGCTTAGATTTGAAGCGAAGTGATACACCAGAATTTATTCAAAACTTTTTAAGTGATATTTTAGAACGTGTATTAACTGTTGGTTCAGAAGAAGCAGTATTAGCCCATATTACTAGATTCCGTAGTGAGTTTAAAGCTAGACCCGGTTGGGAGAAAGGTAGTCCCAAACGTGCTAACAACATTACAGAGTATCAAGCCAAAGAAGCCAAAGCAGGTAAAGCTAATATGCCAGGACATGTTCGAGCAAGTATTAACTGGAATACACTACGCCGAATGAACGGTGACAAGTATTCAATGCAGATTACAGACGGACAGAAAGTTATTGTTTGTAAGCTCAAACAAAATCCAATTGGCTTTACATCGGTTGCATATCCAGTAGACGAGTTACGTTTACCTAAATGGTTTATGGATTTACCGTTTGATGATGCAGAAATGGAACAGACTATTATTGATAACAAACTAGAAAACCTTATTGGTGTTTTGGGTTGGGACATTAAGAGTACAGAAGAAAAGAACACTTTTAATCAACTCTTTGAGTTTTAAAAGGTTGACAAAACATATTAATCACTATACAATACACATAAGGAGAATCATATGATTAAGGACATTTTAACAGACATTGTAGCACATACACATAGCCTAGGCTTTTTACCACTGGTAAAAGTCACAGGAGATAAGACTACAACAACAATCGAATCAATGGCTGAGGACCGTTCAGTTATTGTAACTGCTAGTGCTCACAAAACAGTTGATGTATTTGAAGGCACATTTGGTATGCCTAACTTGGATAAGTTAGCATTGCATTTGAAAAATCCAGAGTACAAAGAAAATGCAAAAATTGATGTTACTAAAGCACAACGCAACGGTGAAGAAATTCCTGTAGGTTTACATTTTGAAAATCAAGCAGGTGATTTCCAAAACGACTATCGTTTCATGAACGCAGACATTATCAACGAAAAGTTGAAGACTGTTAAGTTTAAAGGTGCAAGCTGGGACGTAAGTTTTGAACCAAGCGTTACTGCTATTCAACGTTTGAAGTTACAATCAGCAGTACATACAGAAGAAACAGTTTTTCAAGTTCGTACAGAAAATAGTAACTTGGTATTTTTCTTTGGTGATGCAAGTACCCATGCAGGATCGTTTGTATTCCAAGCAAATGTTACTGGCAAGTTAAAGCACACATGGGCATGGCCTGTACAACAAGTTATTAGCATCCTAAATCTTTCTGGTAACGTTACTATGAAAATTAGTGATGCGGGTGCTATGCAGATTACTGTTGACTCGGGTGTTACAGAATATAATTATATTTTGCCGGCACAGAGCAAATAATTATGACTTTAGAACAAATTGTTTGGGCAACTACTGCCTCAATTATTTTGGTGGCATTCACATATCATCAAACGGGTTGGGATAAAGTTAAAGAAAGCTACGGTATGTGGTTTACTCAAGAGTATTGGTCACATTTTTATAACAAAGTAGAAGCGGCAAGTTGGACTGCTAAAGCCTTAATTATTATTCCTGGTTTAATTTTTGGTGTGTCTATTTGGCAGTTATACTGGCTTACACTTTTAACAAGTCTTACTCTTATTTGGGCAAGTAACAAAAAACTACTGCCAACCTTAGTAGCATTTAATACTATGTGGGCCTGGTTAAGCTGTATGGTATTGGTACAACATTTAATTTAATGAATAAAAATCTAACAGCAACTCAAAGCGACTATGCGTATTTCTTGCCGGCCACGTCAGGATTTTATAGTACATTCATAGGCAAGCAACGCTATGGAAACTATGTAGATCCTGCACGTATTCCAGCAACACTTGCTAATGGTGTAGAAAGTCTTAACTATCTTAATCCAGACAAAGGTCAGTTTTACTTTGATCACTGTTTGTATTCAGCAGGTCATGCTAACTTAGATCTTAACAAGCCAGACGAAACCGAAGACATGTTCCGCAATCGAGATCGTAATACCAGTTGGGTATTGGGTGACTCGGGCGGATTCCAGATTGGTAAAGGTGTTTGGCCTGCTGATTGGAAGGATCCTAATTGTCCTAAGGCCGCATTAAAGCGTAAGCAAGTTCTTACTTGGATGGATACGTTAATGGACTACGGTATGGGTCTTGATATTCCTGCGTGGGTTGCTCGTAGTCCAGCAGGTCGTGCGGCTACTGGTATTAGCACATATAATGAAGCAGTACAAGGTACGTTTATTAATAACGAATACTTTATTAACAATCGTAATGGTAACTGCAAGTTCTTAAATGTTCTTCAAGGTGAGAACCATGCTGATGCGGAAGGTTGGTATCAGCATATGAAGAAATATAGTGATCCAACAATATATGGCGATCGTGCATTTAACGGTTGGGGCATGGGCGGACAGAACATGTGTGATATTCACCTTGTGCTCAAACGTCTAGTAGCATTACGTTTTGATGGCCTATTAGAAAAAGGTCAACAGGATTGGATGCACTTCTTAGGAACTAGTAAACTTGAATGGGCTGTGCTACTAACAGACATTCAACGTGCTGTACGTAAGCATCACAATAGTCAATTTACTATCAGCTTTGACTGTGCCAGTCCGTTTCTAGCAACTGCTAATGGACAGATTTATATTAACACAGAAACTGAAGATCGCACCAAATGGGTTTATCGGATGCAGGCCAGTGCCGATGATAAAAAGTATTCTACAGATACTAGACTGTTTAAGGATGCTGTATTACAAGATAAAATATTTGAAAAGTTTGAGTCAAGTCCTATTATTGACCAAATGCAGATGAAAGATATTTGTATCTATAAGCCAGGCGACCTAAATAAGAATGGTAAAGAAGGCCGCACTAGTTGGGATAGTTTTAGCTATGCTTTAATGATGGGCCATAATGTTTGGATGCACTTAAATGCAGTACAAGAAGCCAATCGACAATATGATTTGGGTAAATTGCCATCCATGTTAGTTGACGAACGCTTTGATAGAGTGTATTATAAGGACATAGTAGAAGCAATATTTTCAACTAGTGATAGAGGTATAGCTGACGCTGTTGTAGAAGAATACAGCAGATACTGGATGAGTATTATTGGTACTAGAGGTGCAACAGGTAAAAAGACAGTAAACGCACAAACACATGCGGACATACACTTTGAAATTGAAGCTAACTTAGAACCAGAAAAGAAAGTCAAAGTTGAACCTAAAGAAATTATCCTTAACCCGAGTTTATTCGAATGAAACGTGATTACACAGACGGTATTAGTGAAGCAGTAAACTTCTTCATTGGCAATGAAGTAGAACACACTCCTGCGTATGGAATGAAAACACTGTTTGTCACAGGCGTACAACCTGTTGATGAAATTTCTTATCATTTCAATAAACACCCTGATGGAATTGAGCATATCTTTTTTGGCGCTAATCATAGTTTTAATCCTAAAGACTACGAAGAGCATAAGTGTTGGGAAGAGATGATCTTTTACTTTTTGAAGAAAGATTATCTGTGCAGTCTCGATATTCCAATGAGTCAAGTAGAAGAGTTTCATGAAAGCGGTTACTGCGAATACAATAACTTTATTCCTCAAATTCGTGTGCCTATTCCATACATTAAGTTGTGGAATTATAACACAATGCTTAAAATTGATGACAAAGATTTTAAAGCAACTAATCCCGGCGTGTGGTCCCACAGTCTACACACACTAATGGATCGTAGTAAGTTCACAGACTGGAATCAATATAAAAACGATATTATTTTAAAATGATTATTAGACAAGATCACAGACCAAACAAAATGATCTGGGTTACCTTACGCAAAGAAGGTATCCACTGCTACCCAGCGGCGGCAACAGATCCAAACTTAGCAACAGGAGATGAATATGACGTATCGTTTCTTGCTAATCCTCACCGTCACATCTTTCATTTCAGGGTGTGGATCAGTGTGCAACATAATGACAGGGACATCGAGTTCATCCAGTTCAAACGATGGCTCGAGTCGCTGTATAATGGTCAAGGTGCCGTTTTAAGCCTTGACTACAAAAGTTGTGAGATGATGTCAGACGATTTGTATAACATCATCGCACTAAAGTATCCAAGTCGAGAGATTTGGATTGAAGTCTCCGAAGACGGAGAAAATGGTTCATTCATCAAATATTAATTTAAGGAAATAAAGATGAAAAGAGAAGTGGTTCAAATTTTTGACGATCTAGAGGCCCTGCTGAATTTTTGCAGGTTAAACATGGCTCCTTTTAACGA